CTACTATGAATCCCTATTTAATCAAGATTCTTAAGCAAGTAAGTCGTTTGGTATATAAGAGTTGAAATCTCGTCGCAAATATTTCTAAGATATGTATCCTCCGGTAAATCTTTTGATTTGCTGTCTACATAATTAGCTAAAGTACCAAAATATTTTACAATATCTTCATCTGTCTTTATATTATCTATACTTCCCGGTACTTTAATATCTTTGATTATACCATATTTACCTTGATAGGCTTCTGCTAGTGTATCAACTAAGTCTAATATTTTGTCGTAGTACTTATTGAGTGCTTTGTGCTTTGCGTAAGATGTGGTCTGTAGGTGGTATACTCTTGTTTGAGTGCTCGAGTGAAGTAAAAATCCAATATATTCGTTTATCATAGCTTTTTATATAAATATTATACTTTGTTGTAAAAATTAACTTCTTAGGTAAAAATCCAATAGCCTAACCAATACTTCTTCGTGGTCTACGCATGCTTCTTTATCCATTATACTATTCATTGAGTCTATTGTGGTGTCATAATCATCAGCATCAAAGTTTATTTTTAGCGTCTTTAATTTATGTACGACAAGGGCATCCGGATCTTTCTCTTTAAACATGGAGTCTATGAACTTTCTGTTAAAACCTAGTAAGTCAATATCCATTTCGCTCTTTAGTATAATATCGAACTCTTCCTTTAGCATATCGTAATCCCATTCTCCGGAAAGTGCTATCTTATTGTCTGCTATGATGAAAGCTCTTTTTTTATCGTCAGTAAGGTGGGTGAGTCTTATTGTGGGAACCTCTTCAAGATTTAAATGCTTCGCTGCCATAAATCTTCCATGCCCAGCTATAATCTCATTCTCTTCGTCTATAATAATCGGATTAACAAAGCCAAATTCTGCTATGCTATTCGCAATTTTCTCTACTTGAGCTTCGCTATGTATTCTCGAGTTGTAATTTGATTCTTTTATTTCCTCGATGTCAACAATTTCTATATTTAGTTTACTCATGATGTCTTTCATTATAGTGTTCAATCAATAATCTTATAACTTCTGCGTTAGCTTTTATGTCGTTCTCATTCATCACTGTCTTGAATTTCTTCATCATGTTTGTATAATCTTCTATGTTATATGAGAAGACAATGCTTTTTTTATTTTTAGATGCAGGAGAAGATTCCGATTTAGTTGCAGATAAGATGTCATCATCATTTTGGAAAGATTCATTTAACATTTCAAAATCCTCATAATCAAATCCCATGGCCATTGCATCTATGTCAACAGAATTGAGATATTCTAATTCATCGCTTAATTTTGTATAATCCCATTCTCCTAATTCTGTTAGTTTGTTATCTGCTATGGAGTAAGCTCTTATTTGATCATCTGTTAAATTTTCGATGCGGATAGATGGAATGGAATCTATATGTAATGCTTTAGCTGCCAGGAATCGAGCATGTCCAGCAATAATCATGTTTTTCTTATCAATGAGGATAGGAATGTTAAATCCGAACTCTGTGATGCTCTTCATTAATTTTGCTATCTGTTCATCCGGATGTATCTTACTGTTTCTTGGATTCTCTGATAATCTATTTACATCTATATATTCAATCTTATTCTTCATCTTTTAATGTTTGGGCTCTCCGTTGTCTATATATTTCTTTATCTTTTCTTTCTTCATATTTTTTTAAAGCTCTTATGTTTCCACTTTTAGCTTCTTCAAATAGTTTCATGTCTATGACGTAGTCTGCTTTATCTATTCCTTTCTTGTATGCTCTATATACTTCACTGTTCTTATTGTAAAATTCATCTGTAAATGATTTCATATCAGATGTAGGAATATCTAATACATTCATTATTTTTTCTAATGAGTATCCTAATGTTCCTACGCCTACTATTCTTCTTAGGAAGTCTTCATCATTATAATTCATGTTTCTGGGTTTATGGATTGGTTTCTTAAATCTTTGTTCTTTACTCTTTCTTTATATGCTTTTTTCATTTTCATTGATTCATTCTTTGCTTCTTCCCATTGTGCTCCTAGTATCTGATGCATCCATTTCCAGTAATCCCCGCCCTTTTTTTTGACTAGCCATTTCTCATACTCCGATCTCCTCAATACATCTTCTTTCCTACATTCCTTGATAAAGACATCATAAATGAATGCTTCATCTTTTTTCATCTTTTCATGTCTTCCGAATGGGAAATAATAATACATGGCATCAATTAGAAAATAAATTCTATCTGCGGAAGAGATGTCATTAAATGTTTTAGAATCTACGACAAATGCAAACAATCCTTTAATAGCATTTAGATGTAGTTTATCCCTGCGACGAATTAACCTGTCACTATAATCAGCACCTTCTTCTGCTATAATCTGCAAGTATTTATGAAAGTTGTCTAAATCTTTTCGTAAATATCTTCTCAAATAATCGGTAATGATAATACCACTCATGTAAAACTATTTTTTAAATCCTCTGAAAAAACTTAGTGTAGCATCTTTTAATTTATGTAATATAGATTTTTCCCCTTGTTTTGCTTTTTTAATTGCGTCTACTATCCTTGATACACTGTCGGTAACTATAACTCGTTCTCCTTGCGAAGTAGTTACCTTAATTTTATACACATGCTCTGGAGGTAATGTGGTTCTAAATCCCGAAGCATCCTCTCTTGTCTTATTTACAGGAGATGCTTTCTTTTTCTTTTGAACTTCTTGATTCGTCTTTACTTCTTTTTGCGAATCTACTTCTGTTTTCCTAGGTCTGCCCATAATTACAGTGTTTTATTATAAATAGTGTTATTTTGCTATAAACTTACTTTTTCATATAATTACACATTAATAACGATTGTTTGTTATTGTTTTTATGTTGTAATATAATTCTAAGTCTTTATCTGCTAAACATTTAATCAATCTCTTAGCTCCTTCACTATGACTTAATTTATGAGAATCAGATGTATTCAATCTCTTTAGCTCGGTAAATGGTATATTTAATTTATTGCATATATCCTTGAAGTCCTCATCTAAAAATTCTGTACGTCCTATAAAATTAATGGGCTTATCTATCCATGATATTTGAGTTACATGATTATCCATTATATTATCATTTATAGCAGGGTAGAACCAAAAATCATTAAGTACCTGGATTATCATTACATGCTTCTCGTGCAATGTGCTATTGACAGGCTCCGGGAGCGCGTTATCATCTGTCAAAACTAAACTTAAATTTTTTTTTGCTAATTCACTGTCCTCATCCCAAGAATAATTTAAAAGATCTGAATAGTATGATTTGTACCACTGATAAGGTTCGCGTATGAAGGTAAACTTATAATAAGAGTTCCATATTGTATGACCATGTTTTTCTAGCAACTGTGAACATGTTTCGTGTCCATACGGAGGTTTGTCCTCTGATGAAATGCAATCCGGGTCGACTTCCTTTAAATAGGTCTCTATGCTAGTTGAACCAGTTTTAGGAATTCTTATGAAGATACATTTATACTTATGGGATATAATCATGATATACAGGTCTATAAACAATTATTTAACGTAAAAATGAAAAAATAGTTGCGTAAGTGAATTGTTTTTACTATATTTGCACTTATTATTTATTTTTAAACATGAACATACTATGGAGACTATTTTTAGACTGAGGTTTAAAGCGGAAAAAAGTTTTGCGGAATTAAAGAAAGGTGAAATTATTGAAGTATTTGAAAACATATTCGATACCGACAACAAAGATTTAGGATATGTCTATGCGGGAACACCTAGAGGATTCTCTCTTGAGTCCTGTGATGCGTGGACGGGCTTTAGAGACTCTCTAGGGAATCGAATCTATGAAAATGATAACATACTAAGCAGATCCCTTGGAGACGATTACAAGCTATATATAAGGCTAGAAAGGGTAAGGTGGAATCCGGTCACTTTACAATTTTTCTGCGGGGACTATCCATTATATAGATACCAAGAAATTAAAAGATTAAATATCATTAGTAACATAACAAAAGATAAGTTAAATGAGATACAAAAAATCATAGGACATAATTTCTCGAATGAAGATTTAACTCATTTAATATGCCCTTTTGAAGTCATGGGGAATATTTACGACCTGTCAAAAGATATAGATGGTAAAGAAGACAACTTCTACTTACCGCCAAGTAAAAAGATAAGAAATCCAAAAAAATCAGAAACGTATGACCCGGTTGTTTAAATGCTTTTTATCATATCAATCATTTCATCCTGCGGGAAAATATCCCATTTGCCGGACATGATAACATTGGTATGAGAGAATACGCCTTTTACAAGACCTTTCTTTACATCATCTTTATAGTCCAAAGCTACAAATGGGTCTTGTGAATTAAAGTAAGTGTATAATCCTCCTTTTAAATCTATAGAGTGGTCGTTAGATATTTTTATAAGTAGTTTTTTCAATGCAGATATTTGATTGTCAGAATACCTATGGAAATGTCTAAACCCTCTAAAATCTTTTTTCAATGTGACTACTTGACTAGGGTCTACTTCTCTTTTAGTGTATGTATAAAATTTAGT